TGATTTTTAAGAAACCAGTTAAAGTAGGTAACATATTAAAAATATATGGTGAAGTAGTTGATTTTGGAAACACATCAATAACCATTTATGTTGAAGTAAGAAAACATAATGTTTATACAGGTGCTCAAGAAACAGTGACTCATACTAAAATCATATTTGTTCGAATAGATGATGATGGTAAACCACTTCCTATTCATCAATATGTAAAAGATAGGTACTGGGAACGAAGAAAAGAATTTGGAAAGGGATTACTTAGCGCTGAGGAAAAAAACAATAATATTTATAATAAAAAATAAAACTATGGCATTTAATATCTATAAGTGGAGACGTGATCAATTGTTGGTTGAGAGTAGTATTCATCCTGATCCAAAAGATTTAACAACTAATCCTGAGGCTGACTTAAAAAAATATCGTAAAGATGTTTTACAACAACTTTTAAAAGATCTAGAAAACAATCCTGAAGCGGTTAAGGTCATAAAGGGAAAAATGGAGGCTATTAATGAAGATGAAGGTAAAATCACAGTTAAATCAATTCAACTTTCTGATTTAAAAGATGGTGATAAGTTACCTACTAATATTGGAATGGGTACATTCACTAAAAATCCTATCACAACTGAAGAAGAATTAGAAGAATGGAGAGAATCATTTTTTGATAGATATGGAGATATTGAATTAGTAAGAGGTAATTTAGGATACCAAGCATCCTCTAAACACCCCGCCAATGTACAGGCTCAAGCGGATTTTGATAAATACGCTAGAAGAAGATAAAAATAAATAGGCCTTAGGGCCTATTTTTATTATATTAGAATATAAATAAAAGTTATGAAAAAATTATTAACAACTCTGTTATTATCATTATCACTGTTATCAACACTTGCTCAAGATATAGCATATGCTAGAGCAACTACTTTAAATGTAGGAGTCAAAAACAATTGGACTGGGGAATTTGAATGGGCTGGGCCTCAAGTAATTGATGGCGTCACCATAAAAATTGAACCAGCATCTATATCTATTAACTCACAAACACCTCAGTATTACACAATTTATTCTGACTCTGAAGAAGTTGAAGTAGAAGGATCAGCTGTATATTGGTATGCGTATGATTTAAAAGGTCAACGATGTAGACTTTATTTAATAGAGAATGAAGTAGGAGATGATTTTCTTGCTATTGAGTACAATGACTTTGCATGGATTTATAATTTAATAAGTATAAAATAATATGGCTGAATTTAGCAAACAATGGGTCGAGAAAAATGTCTCGGAAATGGGGTGGGATTTTGATATTGATAAAGTAGTATCAGAATTACCTAAAAGTACAATGGTTCCTTATATTTGTGAAGGATTTGGGTTTATCGCTATTGGAAAAGACGAAAATGAAAACATTCACTTAGCAATGCCTACAGGTAACTATAGTGATGAAGGCACAGAAGTAGAATGGAAAACAATGGAGGAGGTAATTAATGGATAATAATGAATTAATGTCATTATACGACTACTTAGGCAAACCGGCTGGGAATGATTTAGGTAAACAAGTATATCTTGCTGCTTGTTATAAAGATATAAAAGTAGGAATGAGAGAAATATCTAACCCAAAATATACAGGTAATGTAATGTTGTATCCTAAATCGTTTTTGGAAGAATATTTCAAGCCTAAAAACAATACACAACCTAAAGAAAATTTACCGTTTTAAGTGAACTTTTCATGGATAAAGTTTGGCCTATGGGTCATTCTTTGTTATATTTAGGTATAATAAAAAATAATAAGAGTTATGAGCAAATCAGTATCACTTTCAGGTAATCAAGAATTACAATTCGTTACAGACAGTTGGGACAAAACAGTTACAGTTTACTTATTTGATACAATAAGTGACACACGAGTAACATTAACTGAGTTCTCAAATGGTAGATGGAATTCAAAATCAGTTTCTCATTTAGATAAATTTATTGAGTTAATTAAAGTTAACCCTAAAATTAAAATCGCGATGAAAAAAGCATTTGGGGAATTAAAAACTGAAACACCAGTTAATACATTTCAAACTACTTTGAGTTGTTTTAAACGTCGTGTTATTATCAAAATTAAAAAATTAATAAAATGAAAACATTAGTAATACATCCATCAGATTACTCAACTGATTTCCTAAAACCCATTTATGAAGGTATAGAAGATAAAACAGTTATTACTCAAGATAAAACTAGAGATGAGATAATTGAGTTAATTGAGAGTCATGATAGAGTAATGATGATGGGTCATGGATCACCATCAGGTTTATTTGGGATTGGTTTTAATCGATTATTTGTAATTGATAACGGGTTAGTTGAGCATTTGAATAAAAAAGACAATAATGTTTTTATTTGGTGTAACGCAGATCGATTTGTAAATAGATTTGGATTAAAAGGTTTCTATACAGGAATGTTTATTAGTGAAGTAGGAGAAGCATATTACTGTGGGTTACCTAACATACCTCAAAATGTTGTTGACGAGTCTAATAATCAATTTGCTAATTGGGTAGGTGAACTATTTACCAGTAAAAAACCACTTAATGAAGTATATTCTGATATTGTAGACTCATATGGTAAGTTAGCGAATAAGAATATAGTAGCTAAATATAATCATGAACGTTTATACTTTGCCAACTAATGAAATTATCTGAAGTAACTATTTACCCTAGAGCTTACATTGTGACTGGTATTAAAGAAAATATGGCTAGTGAGCGAATTATTGGAATGGGAATTGAAGTAGGTAAAGAAATAAAATTATGTGGTCGTAATAAAGATTTATTAATTGTTGCTATAGGTAATAAATTAGCTGCTACTATAACTGAGATTGAAGCTGATCAAATTCTGATTGAATCGAGATAAGGTTTATGATATTTATTATCAAAAACACTTATGTTATTAAAAAACGGATCAAAAGGAGAAGAAGTAAAACAACTTCAAACACTATTAGGTTTAGGAGCTGATGGCAGTTTCGGACCAATGACTGAAGCTAAAGTTAAAGAATGGCAAGCTAAAAATGGATTAGTAGCAGATGGTATTGTAGGAGATAATACATGGAGTAAAATGTTTGGAGCAACAGCTCCAACTCCTGTTGTAACAACTCTTCCTCCTAGCTCATTTAAATTAGATGCTTTAAAAGGACATATCCCTGATGCTGTATTAGCTCAAATACCTGAGACAGCCGCTAAATTTAATATTACTACTCCACTACGTTTAGCTCATTTCTTAGCACAATGTGGACATGAGTCAGGTGGATTCAAATCAATAAGCGAAAACTTAAACTACTCAGTTGATGGTTTGAAGAGAATATTTGGAAAATATTTCCCTGGTGACTTAGCTGCCTCATATGCTCGTCAACCTGAGAAAATCGCATCTCGTGTTTACGGTTCAAGAATGGGTAATGGTGATGAATCAACAGGTGAAGGATATAAGTATCGTGGACGTGGTTATATTCAATTAACTGGAAAATCTAATTATACTGGTTTTGCTAAATTTATAGGTGAGGATACAGTTGCTAACCCTGATTTAGTTGCTACTAAATACCCATTAGCATCAGCAGCGTTTTTCTTCGATTCAAACAAATTATGGTCAATATGTGATAAAGGAGCTGATGAAGCAACTGTCACTGCGGTTACTAAACGAGTTAACGGCGGTACAATTGGTTTACCTGATCGTTTAAAACACTTTAATGAGTACTATAATTTACTTAAATAAAATAAAGATGACTGAGGCGATTTGGGTAGCACTGATTGGGGGCGTTATTGGACCCATAGTAGTATTATCTCTTAAATGGTGGTTTGATAACAAATTTAAGAAGAAGAAAAGTGATATGGTGACTGAGGCTCTTGAAGTAGGAGCTTTAGTATCAAGTAAATTAGACTCAATTAAAGAAGAATATGACGCTGACCGAGTATGGGTTAGTCAATTTCATAACGGGGGTCATTTTTATCCAACAGGTAAGAGTATAGCTAAATTCTCTATATTCTATGAGACAGTATCAGCAAATGCTCCTTCACTTCAATTAACATTAAAGAATATACCTGTTGCTTTATTTTCTAGAAGTTTTAATAAATTATTAGATGATGATTCAATCCATATCTATGATTTTAAAGATGAAACTACTTCAACATTTGGTTTAAAATACTTTGCTGAAGAATACAAAACCAAATCTCAGTACTTATATGCTATTAAAAACTTTGAAGGACGATTCATAGCTATCTTAGGTATTGATTATACAGGTAGAAAACATAAGTTAACTCATGAACAAGATGAGGAGTTATTAAGAGTAGCCACTTCATTAGGTGGTGTTTTAGCTAATCATTTAAAAATTTAACACACATGACAAATATTTTATTAGAAGCAAACCAATTTGGAATATTCGAACAGTTAGTTAACTACGGAGCGTTAGGTTTAGTAGTATTAGCATTAGGCGCTGTTGGATGGTATATGTTCAAGCGTAATATGGCTGAAAAAGATGCTATGCAAGCTAAAATCAATGAACTTGAAAAAGAATTAAGAGATAGAAAATGAACCAATTAATTATATTTCTACAAGCCACTCCATCATTTGGGGTATTTGAGACATTAACCCAATATGGTGCATTAGGTGTTATTGTACTTGGGTTAGGTGCTGTTTTATGGTATATGTTAAAACGTCAATTGAAAGCTGAAGATGATCTGAAAAAGAAAGTAGATGATCTTCAAAAAGAACTTAATGACTATATTAAAACCGATACTAGTAAAATTCAGAGTTCATTAGACAATAATACTCAAGCACTTAAAGATTTAAGAGAAATTATTTTATTAAGTAAGAAGTGAAAAAAAGATTAGCTTTATATGGTATTTTATTATTGGTTGTAGCATTTGTTATAGCTGATGTATTCATGGCTGGGGATGGTCATATTACTGTTGTTGAGGAAAATGTTTCATTAGTGAAAGAAAACCAAATATTAACAGACCAAAACCAAATCCTATCTTCTGAAAACCAGAAATTAGATTCTGCTAACCAACAACTAACAGAACAAGTTTCAACGTTAACAGAGCAGGTATCAACCTATGAAAAAAAACTTAATACTCCTCCTGCTGTTCGTCCTAAGTCTACTTGGAACCTTGAGGTCCCAACCAACTAATAAGTATCCTTATACTACAATTGATGATGATGGCAAAACACCAGTAGTTGTAATGACTATTGATCAAGCGAATGCTATTAATAGAAAATTCAAAGAATTACAATTAGAATACTCTAATTTAGAAATAGAACACATTATTCTAAAACAAATAACAGAACAACAAGGTGATACTATAGTACAACAACTATATATAATTCGAGAACAACGAAAAAAATTACTACTTGTCCCAGAAAAATAATAAAATGTTTGGCCTCCGGGCCATTTTTTATTATATTTAAGACATGAAATTAAGTACATTATATAAACGCGCCGTTAACGGTAAAGTAAATGAATGGACAGTTGAAATTGAGAACAACTGTTTCAGAACAATATCAGGTTATACAGATGGAGTTAAGACAACTTCTGAATGGACTTGTTGCTCAGGTAAAAATATAGGTAAGAAAAACGAAACCACACCCGAACAACAAGCATTAGCTGAAGCTCAAGCAATGTGGACTAAAAAATTAGAATTAGGTAGTTATGAATCAATAAAAGATATTGATACACCTAAATTCTTCAACCCAATGTTAGCTCATAAGTTTGAAGATTATAAAGATAAAATTACATACCCAGTTTATAGTCAACCTAAATTAGATGGTATTAGATGTATTGTTAGAGCAGATGGTATGTGGAGCAGAAATGGTAAGAAAATTATCTCAGCACCTCATATTTTTGAATCATTAAAACCATTATTTGAATCTAATCCTGATTTAATATTTGATGGTGAGTTATATGCTGATAAGTTTGCAAATGAATTTAACGCTATTTGTTCATTGGTTAAGAAAACTAAACCAACAAGTAATGATTTAGCTAAAAGTAAAGAATCAATTCAATATCACATTTATGATTTGCCTAGTTGTAGTGGTACATTTACTAAACGTTATAGAACGTTATCTGATTTAAATTTACCTGAGTGTTGTGTTTGTGTTAAAACTGATCAAATTGATAATATAAATGATTTGTTAGCTTATTATGAAGACTACACTATGGAAGGTTATGAGGGTCAAATGATTCGTTTGGATAAAGAATATGAATCAAAACGTTCTAAATCACTTCTTAAACATAAATCGTTTATAGATGAAGAATATATTATCTTAGATGTAGTTGAAGGTGAAGGTAATAAAACTGGAATGGTAGGTTCATTTATATTTAAGAGTAAGACAGGACATATATTTAATTCATCACCTAAATTTAATTGGGAGGAATGTAAGGCGATGTGGAACAATAAAAATGAATTAATTGGTAAATCAGTTACAGTTAAGTACTTTAACTTAACACCAGATGGTGTTCCAAGATTTCCATATGTAATTAAAATTGATAGAGAGAGTTACGAATGAAAAAGTGTTTTGACTGTAAACGAACATACCCATTATTTATGTTCACTAGAAACCCCAGACCATACCAACGACCTGAGCACCAGGGCAAGAATTTAGTATGTAGACATTGTACTTATAAACGTTGGAGTGAGAATATGTTTGCTTGGGTAGTTAATTCAAGTAACAAATTTGAACGAATTGAATTTA